ACCTCTTAATGTAAATTCGCCAGTTGTTGATCCTTGTGCTTGTTGCATTAAACTTGGTAATCTATCCAATGGTATGATCGCTTCGCTACCAGCTTCACCGACTAATCCCATCATAGGCTGGTTTACGATACCACCTTTTGCAAACGCTGCGATACCACCAAAGGCACTAGCCACCATTGCCATAGCTGACGCAATCATACCTGGCAAAGCAAAAAATCCTGCTGGGCCCATGCTTGACGCAGTCTGTGTTGCAGCCGTTACTGCACCTGCTTGTGCCGAACCAAAGTTTGTTGCAATCTGTACTTTGGAAAGTGCTTTTTGTGCAACTGCATTTACTACAGACTGTATTGCTAAATTCATTAACATCTTCAACATTGATTTCACAAATCCTTGTATGCCTTCATCTGCAAGACCAAGTGATTCAACAAAAGAATCACCCAAAGCAATAAGGTGTGTTTGTGCAATACCAGCCAAAGACATAACCGTTTCACCAAACTGTTGTAGTTGTTGTTCTCTTTCTGCTCTTTGGCTTTCAAATAATTCTTGTGTTTTTGCACTTAGATCAGCATTTGATTGATCTAAGATTTCATTAAGCATTGTATTGAAACCTTTTACATCTTCAAGTTCTTTTTCTAAATCAGAAAAATCTATTTCTAAAGCATCAAGTTCCTCATCTGATTCTAAACCCATCTTTTCTGCAAGGTCAACTGCTTCTATAGACTGTAAAGCAAGTAATTCTGCTTGAAGGTCTTTAAATGCTTGTGTATTTTCTTGACTTGCATTTAACAATTCAATCAATGATTTTTGTGTTGCTTTTATGCTTTCATTTGTAAGATCAAATTCATCGCCAAGTATTTGTTCTTGATTGCCTAATTTTCTAATTGTATCAAGATATGTTTGATAGATAGTATTTGTTTCTTCAACGGTTTCTCCTACTTCTTTATTTTTATCTATAGATTCTTGATTTGATTCATTTAAACTATCCACTTGTTCTGTCAATTCTCTAATGACAGCTTCTTGGTCATTGACAGCTACACTTGCACTAGCCAACATACTTTGATAGTGTTCTAGGTCTTTAGAACCTTCACCTCTTACTTCTATATGTTTTTTAAGTGCTTGTCTTGCTGCTTCTTCTCGTTTTTGTAATATTTCTAATTCTGTTTGTGCGTTTTGTAATTGTCCAGCAAAATCATCGGTAGCATTATTACCTAATAATGTGTTGAGTAATTTTAATCCACTATTTACTATAGGCAATAATTGTTGACCAATACTTAACAAGTTATCTTGTAGCATTGCAATCTGTATGTCAAATTCTTTTGATGCGTCTTTACTCTTTGCAAACGCCTCATCGGTTGCACCAATAGAATTTGATAATGATTCAAATATTTGTGCATTTGTTTCAGCACCAGCACCAACTAAATCTAAGACACCTCGCAAAGCTCTTAGATTTGGGAATACTCTTGCAGACGCATCTGAATTTTTATCAAACTCTACTTTTAAGGTTTTTAAAACAGAAAGTAAACCTTCGTCTTTTATTTGTTGTTTTAGACCTTTACTTGATAAACCCATTTCACCAAGAGCCATTTCAGCGTCTTGTGTTGGTTTTAGAAGTCCAGAAAGTATTGCGTTTAATGATGTTGATGCCTCTGCTGCGTTTGTACCAGTTCTTGACATGGCAGCAAACGCTGCACCAACCTCATGAAATTGTACGCCCATATTTGATGCGACTGGTAAAACTCTACCCATTGACGCAGCTAATTCACTAGCCTCTAGCTTACCTTCACGTACGGACGCAGTAAGAACGTCTGTCGCTTCAATAGCAGATAGGTTTCCAGAACCATACGCATTAAGTGCTGACGTTGCAAGATCAGCAACAGACTTAGTTTCACCAAGTCCAACTGACGCTGCTTTCAATGATGCCTCTAACACATCCATTGCTTCTGATCCTCTTAGACCAGCAGATGTAATGAAAAACAACGCTTCTGCTGCTTCATTAGAACTCTTACCAGTCTTGATTGCCATTTTTCTTGCAGCTTCGCCCATTGCATCAACCTCGTCACTTGCAACACCTACAAGTGCTTTGATTTGTGTCATAGACTTTGAAAAGTCTTTTGCAAGTCTTACAGATTGAACTGCTGCAACGGATAACGCACCAGCGAAAACAGTCTTTAGCGTAGATGAAACGCCACCTAATTGTTTTTGAAAACCACTTATTTCTTTTTTAGATTGTCGTACTGCCGTCTTTAATTGTGACGAATCACCTCTAAGTCTTATTAATAAATCTTGAAACATGGATTATAATTTATCACAAATATAAATATTTTACAAGTTAGATTTTTTGCCTTGTTTCATTGTCTTATCCCAATCTGCTAGAACCTTGTCTAATTCTTTTTTTGTTAGTGGTTTATTTTTCTTTGATATTTTTTTGTCTTGTGGTAATTTGAATAATTTTCTTGGTTGTATTCTTTGACTTGATTTAGTAGCTTTTAAATTTATCATCATGGTGGCTAGATATCTTAATCGTTCCCATTCTAGGTTCTGTTTTATTTGATACGATTCTGAAAGTCTTTGATTTTCATTCAACGTATTTGTCCAAAATACGTTAGGCGTAATGCCACATTGACCAATATAATAGTCTAATATATCTTCCCAAAAATCAGATTCTACTTTTTTTTTACTGATTTAGTTTGTCTTTCTAAACCCATGTTTAATGAGTTTCCTAGAACTTTTGATTGTGTAAGAGCAGACATAACTTTTGTTAATTGATCTTGGTCAAATGTTTCTAACCATTTACCAACATCATACACATCATAATCAATAGTATTTTTTTCTTCTTGATCATAAGCAACTAATCCAGAGTAAATTATACCTCTAACAGTTGACATATTAAAAGATGTATTTGAAAACAACTTATCTAGGTCATTAAGATTTATGTTAAGTGATTCTGTGAAATGACACCAAAAGTTCATAGAGAAATGGAGAGTTCTTTTTTTCTCTCCAATCTCTACTTCTACATAACCTCTTTTTTTATTCATTATGTAAAACTACAATTATTTTAAATAAAATAAAAATAATTAGTTTGTTGCTACCGTTACACTTCCAGTTGAAGTAAAAGTACCACTATATGAAATAGGTGATTCTGATTCAGCACTATATTCTACAGAAGTAATAAAACCTTCTACCGAATACGTGGTGTCACCAGCAACTGCTGTTCCAAATTTAGCTGTAATTTTTGTTCTATTGTTAGCATAACTAAGTAAAGCATCTACATCAATAGTATCATCATAGGCAACAAAACCATCAAACGAAATCTCCAATGAACGAGTTCCTGCTATGATTTCTCTATATCCACCAGACGATTTTGAAGTTGCTTCTGGCGTATCTAAAGCAAATGACAATGATGAACTTGTAGAATGACCAATATTATAAAATGTTGATCCATCTGTTGCGATACCTAAAACTAATAGTGTACCGTTCATAATTCCAGTGCTTGGCATAGTATTATATTTTTAAACTGTTAAACAAATAATATTACAAACTTATATAAAGAAATGTATAATTATTTTTATTCAGAAACTGATAATGTAACGGATTGAGGATTTATTTTATTCTCTATCTGTTCGTCTAAATTAGATTTAAGTTCATCTACTTTTTCAGAACCCATAGCAGATTCACACCATTCCGTAACCTTTGCGTTTGTTAGATCAGCAAAAGGAATAAAGTCTTTGATGTCATCAGTAGATATAATTTGTGTACCATAAACGGTTGAAGTATATGCGTTACCTTCTGAATCAACTTTGTCACTTGTAGCATTGTATCGCCAATGGATATTATAAACAACATCAGTTTGTTCTTCAAAACTTGGTAAAACGTCAACTGTTTTACAATCCCACGAATAAGTATTTTTTGCTTTTGCCATAATTTTATATTTAATATTTTAACAAATATAATAATTTTTTAAATCTCTTTTTTGAGTTCATCTATCTCTTGTTTCAACTCTTGTATTGCTTTCATCAAATAAACATTCATACCAGATGGATTAAACCAATATCTTTTTTCACCAGTATTTTCATCTTCAACTAACGGATATGCTTCTGGAAATTTATCTATTTCATTTTGTGCAATAAAACCTTTTGTTTTTTCATCATTATCGTTTTCTTCATTATAGTTAAATACTTTTGGTTTTAAATCTTTAAATTTATCTAAAACGTTTTCATTCCAATCTGATATGTTCTTTTTAAGTCTTTCATCAGAACCACTTGTATTATAAGATGTAGATGTAGTTGTTACTGAAATAGTACCAACTTGTGTTCCACCTTGTCTAAATAAAACAGTATTACCAGTATTCCCAGTTCTATTAAATATTCCTGCAACATTTACTGCTCTTGATGCAGAAAGAATACCAGTTCCATGTAATCTAACTCCAGTAGTGTTATCATCATTTGTAGTTTTACCAACTAGAACATTTCCATCTTCGGTGAATCTTACAGTTTCGGTTTCTGCACTATTGTAATCAGATGTGAAAAAAGCTAAAGCACCATCAAATGTAGTTGTAGATGTTCCATTACCTTGTGTACATATAGCTTTTATACTTGCTGCGTTCCTAGCACCTGCACCAGATGTATCATAATTATGAAACTGTATATGACCATGAACATCCCCAGCACCCCAACCAGTTTTGGCACCAGCAGATAATTGAAATTGAGTTGAAAGAAAAGCTGCACTTGAACCAGTGCTTCCATCAACAAGTTGTTGAATCGTCATTGGAAAGTTTTCAGTTGTATCTCTTACTTGAAATATTGTACCATCAGCTTTTATTTCATAATCCGTTCCAGTTGAATGTTCAAACAATAATCTAGCTGAATCATTTATTATTGAAACGTCACCAGAAGAATCAATTTTTAATCTTTTACTATTATTGGTTCTAAACGCCATGTGATTATCTGCGTGGTCATAACTTATCCTTCCAATGTCATTATCACTTGTATCACCAAAATCTATAAATGTTTCTAAACCATCAGCACAAGTAAATCTCAAACCATCTTGGTCAGAATGAAGAATATTTACTTTCATACTTGGTGTATTTGTACCTATACCAATATTATTACTTGTATCTATAACAAGACCAGTTCCTATTGCCGCTCTTAATGATATTTCATTATAACTGTTTGCCGCATTTCTTCCAACAAGCTGGATTTGATTTAGACCAGAATCAGCTCCAGTTTCTGCAATTATTAATCCTAAATCTCTTGTGCCTTCAAATAAAGCTACACTACTATCTGCCGATTCAACTTCAAGACGAAATGTGCTTGGTGTTTTTCCAATTCCTACTAATTGAGTTTTAATAATTCTCATGGCTTCACTTCCATTTGTTAAAAACCTCATGTGTCCATTGCTACTTGATGCACTTATATCAAAGACTGGTTCACCACTTGTTGCGTTACTTCCTAATGTACCAATAACAGAAGATTGTTTTCTTAAAATTAATAAAGAGCCATCTGCTGATTTATTTCTACCTAATGTTAGTGGTGCATCACCAGTTGTACCAATTTCAACATTACCAGTGCTATTATCATATCCAAAACCTCTTTGGTCAGAAAAACCACTTGCAGGATTTATAACGGTGTTACCAATTACAAAATCGTTATTAGAAAGTATTCTTGCTGCCTCACTTCCAGTTCCAGAAGAACCACTATTAAATCTGATAGTATCTCCTATTATTCTTAGTGTTTCTGCATTTGCACTTCCATTTGCAGAGTGGATGGAAACTAAACTATCGTCATAATGTACTAACAATCGTCTTGAACCAGCAGTATTTAAAACAACATCTAAAGTTTTCAATGGTGTTGTAGTAACTCCACCAATACCAACATTGCCACCATTTGCAAGTACAAGTTGTTTACTATCATTATGTCCAATACCTAAATATGAATCAGTATTGTCAGAATTAGGTACAACTAAATCAATAAGACCATCACATATAGAACCGTTTCTATCTTCTAATTGAAGTCTAGTAGTCTTAGCTGTAGTGTTTGTATCTCTAAATCTTGCGACAGCAGTAACGGAATTACCACCATCATCAACTACATGAAGCTGTGCATTTGGAGATGACTCTCCAATTCCTACTCGTCCAGTCGTGTCAATCATCATTCTTTCTGAACCATTAACAAAGAAATCAAGCGTTTCAGCAGTACCAGTGCTACCATTTGAACCAGCTTCTATTCTTAATCTTCTATCAGTTGTAAATAAATGACCAAAAGAAGAAGATGAATTTTGAACTAAATTTGTAGTGTTTCCAGTTTGTCCACCATGAGCAATAATTAATCCTACTGTGCTTGAATTTGCACCACCTTCAATTTTTATATTACCTTCTTCAACTTGAAGCTTTTCATCAATACTTGATGTTCCTATACCAATTTTACCAGTACCAGCAGTAGATAAAATAATATTACCATCTGTAGACAAATTAGATAAAGTATAATTTACTCCATCTAAAGTATGAGTTGTGCTACCACCTGAGCTTGAATCACTTAATTTAAAGGATGGTGTCCCAGCTGTTAAAGTAATTTGGTCTCCACTTTCTGACATTATAGAATCACCAATCGTATCTGAATCTGACCATTTTACTATCTTTCCACCAGTACCACTTCCGTCTATGGTTGCTGCCGTACCAGTTGATTCAATTACATTACCACTTGAATCTACTGCCAAGAATTTCGCAGTAGTTCCAGTATGTGTACCACTACCATAAGTATTTAATTGTAAAGCACCACTTGAATTTATTTTCATTCTTGTTGAGGCACTTGCTAAACTTGTAGCACCAGTTTTAAATTCTATACCACCTTGTCCACCTATTCCTAGAGTAGAAGTATTATAAAAAATACCCATTTGACCTCTGTTGCCAATTCCATCTTGTAATATCAAATATGTTTGCCAGTCAGTTGTAGAAGTATTTGTGTTTTGTAGATATAAAGTACCATTCCCAGTTGCACTATTTGAAAAAACATTTATACCATTTGTTCCTGCACTTACAGAAAACTTTTCAGATGAGGAAAGTAAAGTTGAAGTATGTCCTAAAAAGAATCTACCCGATGAATCAAACCTTGCTCTTTCACTACTACCATCACCATCTACAAAAGCAAGGCCATCAGAGCCATCTAAAGTATGTAAACCAAACCGACCAGTACCGTTTTCAAAAAAAGTTAATTTAGCAGAACCAGTTGTACAATCTAAATTTATAAGTGAAGAACTAGAATCTTTAACAATAAATTTACCATAGGCAGATGGGTTATTCAAACCAACTCCTACGTTACCACTAGAATCAATTCTTACTCTTTCTCCAAAAGAACCAGAGGAATCTCTAGTGCCAAAAGTAAGTAAACCTTCTCCGTCTGAATGGTCTGAATGATAACCAAATATTCCACTTGAACCGTTTCCATTTGAATCTCTAAAAATAAGACTACTTTGATTTCCATTTGTAGAATCAGTATTTTGAATATCAATTAAAGCACCACCGTTATTTGTTGATGTACTATTATTACTAGCTTTGAATCTAGCGACAACTTGACTATCACCAAGAATTTCTAGCCTATATGATGGTACTGTAACGCCTATGCCTAATCTACCAGCACTTGTGAGACGCATACGTTCTGTATTGTTGCCACTTAAAACACTTTTAAAAATAAGACTTGCGTTTCTTGTACTACTTGTACCAGTCCAAGTGCCTTCTGCAACCGAACCAATCATTCCTGCAACATACTCATTATTGTCACTTCCGTCAATTCTAAAATCTAATACGTTTTCTGTTCCAGCAGTTGCGTTTGTTTTATTTATTAATGTTAATCCAGACGCTTGATTTGACCTTAGATTTGTTGCACCATTGATTACATGAGCATCTGCAAAATTATCACCTATTGTTGCATTGCCGAAAATACTAACATTTAAGTTAAACGTTGCACCAGACGAATTTAACTTTAATTGATTTTGTTCTGAATTATTAACAAGTGTTGTGAAAAGCAATTGTCCATCTTCTGCATCAGCCGTATTATCTTCAACTTGACCAAATATACTTGCATATCTTGTATTGTTATTTGCCGAATCATTAGCATCAAAATTTATAAATGAAAAAGTATTACCGTTACCATTGTCATCGGATCGTAAAGTTAAACCAGAATCACCAGTTCCATCATTTTCAAATAATATTTCATTTGAATCTGTTGTGTTTTTAAATACGTGTAAAATTGCAGATGGCGTTACGCCTATTCCTAAATTACCAGAATTATCCATTTCAATTCTATCTGTAGAACTAGGATGTCCAAATTTTATCGGATCACCGTCTGTAGCTACAAACCTAAATGCACCACCAGAATAATTGATGTATCCTTTGTCGGCAACGTTACTTCTTTCTATAATTAAACCATGTTCAACACCACTATCAGACGCTGTTTTGACATGAAGTGTACTTAATGGATTCGTGGTGTTTATTCCAAAGTCACCATCTGCATCTACTCTAAATCTTTCAGCACCGTATGTGTATCCAATCAACGTACCACTTGCAATGGTTGCACCTCTTGCAGTGGCACTTAATCCACTATAATGTCCAGTAGAACTACCAGCTACAAGTTCAATGCTTGATGAATCACCTCTTACGCCAATAGACGCCAATGTACTTGTGTCATAAGTTCTTGTTCGCCCAGTTGTTAGAGCAGATGACATTCCAATATTTGTCACAGTACCACTTGGCAAAGCACCACCAGCAATCTCTAATCTTGATGTTGGAACTATATCACCAAGTCCTAAACTACCTAAAATGTTTATATTACCAGACGTGTCAATTTCAAGTCTATCGTTTGTTCCTAGTGTTGTGTTGTCTGATATTTTAAATTTATTTGCATCACTTCTATCAATACCTAAAGACATGGTATTGCCATCTGATTGAAATACAACAAATGGATCATCTGCCAAACTTGATCCAATCTGTAAAGATGTTGGATTTGATGCTAAATTAATTGTAACAGTACCACTACTTTCAGATATGATACTATCACCAATAGTATCTGTGTCAATAAATTTTGCTATTTTTCCAGCACTACCAGCACCGTCTAAAGCACCTGCACCAATAGGTATTTCAACAACGTCACCACTTGAAGTGACGCCAAGTCTTTGTGTTACCGTACCAGTGAAACTACCACCACCATAGTTATTAAGTTTCAATGATCCATTATGACCGAATCTTACTCTTTCATTACCACCTAGAGAAATTGCTAAAGTTTCATCGGTTGGTAAATAAAATCCTTCGGATGAATTAGCGTTAAATGATATTGATGGTGCAGCTTCCGTACCTTCATTAAATAAAACTTGTGATGTTGAAATTTGTAAAGGTAGGTCATTACCATTACCATCGGTGATTCTTTTTGGTGACGTAGATATTGCTTGACTATCGGTAGATTTAAGAAGTCCGAGATAACTCGCAGATATATTATTTCCAGTTAAAGATGTACCCATAAGAATATTTTATTTACAAATATACTATTTTTTCATTTTCATTATATGCTTGTTGTGATGCTCACGATGACAGTTAGAACATAGTATTTCACATTTGCTCATAATCTCAGTCAATATACGATCTACTTTGCCATCATAAAAACTTTTTTTAGATAAATTTCTTATTTCTCTTGCTATTGATAGTTTCTTTCTTTTTGTATGGTGAAAGTCCAAAGCACTAAAATTTTTATCGTATCCACAACGCACACATTTAATATCAATGTGTGTAGCTAGTTTATAAATAAATTGTTGTTTGTAATATCTATGTCTTTCTTCACGTGCTTTGTTTCTGCAATCCTTACAATGAATTTCTGGTATCTTATTTTCTCTTTTGTAATACTTATTTATAGGTTTTGTTTTTTTGCAAGTAGCACAAATTTTACCTTCCTTGTCCTCTATATTTTGTGCCACTATAATATTTGCCTTCCTTATTGTTTGTGTTTCTGTTTTTACTGTGTATGCCTTTTCTTTTTTTCTTTGGTTTTGGTTCGTATGCCTTTGGGAAAAATCTTTTACGAGCCATTGTTTTTTACTTTTTCGTATGATCTACCACCGAAGTAAGCTGACACAGTAACCATTAGTAAAACTTTTAATAATTCAATCCATTCGCTTGATACTTCAAATTTGATACTACCAGAATCTACAAATACCAAAACAACCACAGAAAATATTAAGAATAAAAGAACAATAGGTCTTACTGATTTACTAAGCACGTTGCCATTAATCATGTCATACTTCCATCTTTCGGTAACGTTCTTTTGCATATCTGATTCGGCTTGAATCCAGATTTGTTCCATCTCTTTTTGGAATTTTGCTTTTTCGTCTTTTGTTCTAATAAAACGGTCTGCAACTCCAGCAATCTTGTCAACAATACTCACACCTGCATCGCCAAATATTTTTGTTAATATTTTATTCATTTATCTTGGTCTGTTACCCATACATAAATTATTAGACAACCAACAGCCAAAGCACCAACAAGTGTCACAGTCACCACAGCAAAATCTACGTTTTCCAAATTTATTTGCATTACAATTCATCAATTAAATCCATTAATTTGTGTTCAATTCTCAAAAATATCTCAATACGTTGCACACCTTCCCATTCTTTCAAACCATCTGCAACATCCATCAAAGTATTAATTTTTGATAATGTCTGTGTAGTTTTCAACTGTTCATTTACATCTTTTTCAGATAAACTTATATCACTTAATAATTTCATTTTTTATACACTTTGTCCTCTAAACTATTTAATCTTCTATTAGTTTGTTCTTCATATTTTTCAAGTTCTCTTATCAAATAATCAATTTTCTGATTGATTACTTTTGTATCATCTTGTTGAACTTTGTATTCTGGTAAAGTCTTAGCAACTTCAATTTCAGATGTTAATTGTGAATAAGTCATAGTGAGTGATATGATACCACCAACCAACAGACCTAAGAATTTTATATCAACCTTGAAGTCAGATTTTCCGTCACCGTCAAGATCAACTGCTACCTTTTTATTAGTAATATCATTCATGCCTTTTTTGATTTTAGATTTCTTCAAAATTAATTATTTTAATTGATAGATGTTTTTGTGAATCTAAAATATCTGCTAAGATTGGATAAATTCTTTTATAACATTCTGTAGATTGTCCTAGAAATCCATCTTTCGTAATATTTTGCGATACAACATTTCCAACCAATAAGCAACCATCTGTATCGCTATCAGTATTGCCACAATGGATAAGAATATACTCAAAATTAGGAATATCAACAAGCTGTAGAACACCTCTCTGATCATTATGCAAATCTGGAAAACGCTTTTTGTACTTAGCGAAGTAACCACCTTCCGTTCTGTATTTAATTTGATAAGTGCCTTTAGGTATGCGAGTTTCTCCATAAACTTTGACTTGCCTTTTTTCATCTTCAAGTACAAAGCATAAAAAATCTTTTTGGTTTGTTTCATTATTAACTAAGTATAAAATTCCAAGTGTACTTTCTTTTTGTGAACTAAATCTATATAATTCTAACATCATAATTGTTCTACATCATTCGTTAAGGTTAATATTGCTCTAAATATTGTTTCCGTAGCCGTATCATCGGTCACGTAAGCGATACCATCATTTTGTGAAGAAACGCATTTAAAATTGTTTGATGACAAGTCAAAGAATGAGTTTCTACTAACAAGTAAATTTGTAATTTGATTCATTATTAAATTTGCATTTAACTGACCACCAGTGTTTGTATCAAATGACGTTACAACGTCAATTTGTGTTTGCACTTGCATTAAAAAAGTATCTTTTATGTTTTGCACAATATTATTTTGTAAAGAAGTAATAAGTATGTAAGGTGACGTTGCAGAGGATGGAACGACATTATACACTGGTACATTAGCCGAATCAAGCGTGACATTGCCATTTAGAGCGTCATAGACGGACTTTCTTACAAAATGTGATGCGTCTTTCATTTAACCAATTCTTTTAATTTAGACTTAATTCTTTTAACAAAATTAATTTTTGCTTGTGTGATGGCTGGTCTAAAAAATGGTCTTTGACCAGTGAACGTTCCTTTACCAGCTTTACCAAATTCAACAAATGGTGCGTAGTTGATTATGTACTTAACAACATAATCTAAAAACTTAGATTCAAAACGAATAGAATCTCTAAGTTTACCAGTTATGACTGGAACTTTTGAAGTAGATAGAAGTCCAATCTCATTTGCAAATATTTGCATTTGTTTATCAAGACCTTTATTTGGTAAAACAAATCTATCAAACCTTTTCATCTTACGATTAAATTCTTTAATATCTTGTTGTCTTATTTGTGCTGAATTTTTTTTGCTCATTGTTGTTTGTCTGCTAAAATTTTAAATGTATATAAATCTTCTTCAAACATTTCGTTGATTCTATATTTGTTTGAATCATTTGTGAGAAATAATAAATCGCCTCTTTGTATATTCGTTGTGGCTGTATTTTTTCTAAGTGTAAGTTCTAAGCCAGTTTGTAAAATTCTTTTACCATCTCTAAAGATCATTTCACCATTTAAGAATTTTCTATTGCACCAGAAAGTGCCTATAGTTGATTGTGATGCAGTAAACCCACCATATCCATCAGATGAATTTGTGTTTCTTTTTACCGTTAATCTGTATCTTAAATCTCCTGCTTTTATCATAATTCATTGTAATAAACATATTTAGATAATATACTTTTTATATTAGTTGGTAATTCATTGACTGCAACACCTTTAACATAATCTGCTCTATTGTCGTAGTATGTCGTTGCTAGTTGTTTAATTGCAAGTTTAATATCATCAAATGAAAGACCAGAAGTTGTATATACGATCTTTATATTTTGAATATAATCTCTTGGTATCTCAATATATTTATCTTCAAATCCATGCACGTTATGACCTATATTTGTTAGTGAACCAGAATTATCTTGTTGTTGCACAGATGTTACAGATGATATTGGTGCAAATGGCAAAACTATTTTGACATCACGTCTATACAGATCACCATATTCACCACTTCTATTTACATCGCTTATAAATAAAGTTCTTGTTTTTGCTACAATATCTCTATTCATATATGCCTCGCATTTTTCTCTTGCTGCTTTTATCAGCTCTGCAACAATCGTATCATCGTCAGATGTTTCAATTCTTGCATAGTCTTTTAGTTCTGAATTAGCAACAATCTCACTACCAGTAGTAGAATCAATTTGTACACTTATCATTTTGTTTCTTTTTCTCCTTTAAATTCTTTTGTTTCTTTTTTTGATTTTTGCTCTTTGTGTTCTACTGGTGAACCCCATCCTTTTGTAACCCATTTATCAACATTAGATTCTGGTATATCAACAACATCACCTTTTACATATTCAACACCTTCACGAACAATATCAACTTTACATTTAATTTTCATAATAATAAATTTTGATTTCAAACAAAGATAAAAAAAAAGAGCAACTAATTTGTTGCTCTTAAAAGACGTTAATATTTTAAGTATTATTTATACAAAAAAAGATTGATTGAAATGTTTTTCATACCAAAAATCTATTGCATTGCATAATATATCTTTCATTTTATCATACCTTTTATACATTGCATCATATTTTTTATATTCTCTATGATGTCTTGATTCATCTCTTTTGTTAAGTACATAATCTAATCCTTTATTAACAATTTCTAATTGATAAAACAACGCATCATTAATTTCACCAGTATTTGGTGTAACTTTTGCTGATTTTAATGTTGAATCAATGTGTTTAATAGTGTTATCGTGTATTTGTATTTTCATAATTGTTTTGTTTTGTTTTTCAATACTGTAAATATAAAGATTTTTTTATAAATAAAAAATATTTTATACTTTTTTTTATTTAAGACAAAAAAAAAGAGCAACAATAATGTTACTCTTTTAATAACCCAATAATTAAACTAATTATGAAGTTTCTAAAGCTGTTTTAGCTGTGCTAAACGAACCTTTAACGAAGG